ATCGTCCGCAGTTAAGTTTGTAATTTCTCTTCTTGCTGTGTTAAAAGCTCTTCTCACTGCTGCTGTGCTTCTTACATCACTCTTTTTTCCTTTGTTTTGTGCACCTGGAAGATTAGATTGAGTATAAACACCTTTATCTACATCATCAAGAAAGTTGCTAACATCTTTAAATTTTTGATTCTTATTAGTAATGTTGTTCATTAAGTCTTTTACTACTCTTAATCTACTTTGAGTATTTTTTTCAATCTCACCACTTACCTTTTTAGTAATCATTTCATATTGATGCGCTTGTAAATAGTTTCTTAAGTGTATTTCTGAATAAGCTTGAACTCCTGCATCTGTTTTTTGTATTCTTAATCTTTTCTTGCTCATTTATAAACCTTATGAAAATCTAGAATCCTTTTTATATGGTCTGGAAAATCTATATTATCCTTT